AGCGGCTAATTCCCATTCAACTAAATTTAAGTTTTCTGTTACTTTACGATCTAAAAAATAAATTTCTCTAGGAAATTCTGCTGTAGGGTCTGGTGTGCCATATGGGTTTACATTACCCGTAAAATTCACCGCATCAATATAACGCGCTAGTGTTCGAATACGAATAAATTTTGCGCCAATTAAATCATTACCTGTATTGAAATCATTCACGATTAAAAGTATTGCAGTTACATAGCTCAGTGCATTTGATACCTGTAGCCTTGGCCTTGGTAGCTGGCCGCCACCATTAAATTCGAACCCTGTTGCTTCAACAGGAAACCTAGTATATGAGTTTGAGTTCCATACTACATTACCATTATTGTTATTATTTGTGCCTGCGTGAAATCTGTAAACTGTACTGGCGCCATGTAATGTTGCATCAAGGTGCAATTCATATAATTCAATAATCGCACCGGGCGTCAAGCTTTGCAGTGCTGATACTGGTACGGTCATGGTTCAAATACTTGCCTGAATGTTGCTTGAATATTAGCCCGCCCAGTATAGGGTATAGTTTTGCTCCATTCAGCACAAACAAATTTGTAGGCACTTGGTTCACCTGGCCCAGTCCAATCAAAACTAGCACCATCTGCTGCACGTGCATCTAAAAATGTTTCAATCGTATCAGCATTAGCTTCTGTAATGTTATCCCAAGACAATGACCATTGTTTTGGATTTTGATTTAAGCCAAATGTAAATCGGTTTTCGTAGCCATCGCCAAAAACTACTGTTCTAAGTTTTGGGCTGCTGTTTTTTTGTGCGCCGTAGCTTGGCGTGATATTAGGGAAAGTAGCCATTATGCAAGAATACCTCCAGGACGTTTTTGTTTAATCAATTCCTTTTGTACGGCTGCTGCCAGCATAACACCAAGTTGCTTACTGCTTTGATCATCGCCTTGCACGTTGCTACCGGTTGCATCTACATTAACTACTACATTAGTGCCGCCGCCAAATGAACCTGTTGGTGCTATACCGCCACTACGACCTGGCATAAACAACTCAGGGCCACGTTCACCTACAAGGTACGGCGTGCCGCCGCTAACGCTACCGCCTTTGGCTCTAGGGATCAATCCACCTAGCAATCCACCGCCAGTGCCGGTGCCGCTCATGGTGCCAAATAAAGCAAAATTTGTAGCAACATCTAGCAATTTATTGGCAATCTTATTCAACAAACCAGTTGCTACATCTTGCAAACTTTTAGTCCCATCAATTGCGCCTTGTATTGCATCAATAACACCAGATTTTATCGTCATACCAATATCGCTATAAAGACCCTTCAATTCTTCGGCAGATTTAATTTGTGCTTTCAATACGTCATTTTGAGATATTTGAGCTTCAACTTGCGAACGTATTAAAGTTGGGTTATCTTTTAATATTTGATTAATCAATAATTCTTTTTGATATTCCTGCTCTTTGCCTTGTAGTTTAGCTTGAAGCAACTGTCCTTCTTGAAATAAAGTTTCTAATGCTGCTTCCGCCTGTTTATCTCTATCTAAATCTAGCTTATACAGTTGTTGCTGAGTATCTCTTATTGCAATAGTTTTGTCGTAAGCTAACTCAGTTAATTTTGCTGATCTTTCTTGTGGCGTAAGCTTTTCAAATTCAATTTTTTGTATATCAGCATTAATTCTAAGCAGTGCTTTTTCACCATCAAGCCTTATTTGAGTTTCTTTATCATTTGACAAACTAGCCATAAAACTTTTATTTTCAATATCATAAATTTGCCTCTTCAAACTTAATTCAATCCCTAATACACCTAATGAAGCTTTCAACCTTGCGGCTTCCTCTGCTTGTTTTTTTGCTGCTGCTGCTGCATCCTTAGCGGCATCGCCCTTACCACCACCGCCACCTTCTGGCGTGACACCGCCACCACCTGTAGTGCTTGGCACCTCTGGCTTGGCAGGTTGAGGTTTTCTATCTGGTAAAGCTAAAACTGCCAAGGCCTCTGCTTTACGTGCTTCTAATATATCGTTGCGTGTTCCAGTAAACAATTTTCCTCGCCCACTTATTGCAGCGACAGCTTCAAGTGGCTTATTTTTCTTTTGTTCTTGTTCGATTTGTTTTAAAACTACTCTTTTTGCGCTTTTTTGCTGTGGTGTTGCTGTACCACCAAAAGCTGCTGCTTGGCCGCCTTTTTGCTTTATACCTCGCAATCGATCTAATTCAGCACGCATTTGCATAAATTCAGTTAATCCATAAATAACCATATTTATGGCAATTGTTATTAGGCCAATGTTAAGCAGTCCTGTTAATACACCTCTTAAAATTGCTGCTCTTGATGCCGCAGTATTCATTCCACCAGCAAGAAGTAGCATTTTTGCATTCCCTGTCATAGCAGCCGATGCTGATAATAATACCTGCGTATTTAATAAAACAAATGCACCTCTTAGCAATGCTGCTGCTCCCGTTGCAATTCCTATTGCTTTGCTAACCAAAGTTACTTGTAATATTAACTTGCCAACTTGGATTGCAGCATCAATTACTGGCTTTGGTATTTGTCCCATGCCTTGTAGTAAGTTACTAATTCCAGTCGCAAGCGGTACAATTTCTTTTATTAATGCCGTAAATACAGGTAACAATGTGTTGCCTAAGTTTAACGCTAATATTTCACCGGCATTTGTTAAAGTTTGCAATTGCTGGTTAAAAGTATTTAAAGATTTTTCAAAATCGCTCTGGATAGTTCCTGCTGCCGCAGTGCCGCCCGCTAATGCTTTTAGTTTTTCATATTCTTCTTTATATTTCATCAATGACATCAAAGCTAATTTAGCTTCTTTATCGCCAAATATTTGCGATAACTTAAACGGATCATTGCCTGTGACACGTATTAATTCTTTTATTGCTGCATCCATTGGGTTGATGCCATTTTTTACAGCATTTTTCAAGACTGCTTCAATATCAACGCCAAACTTTTTAAAGTTTTTGACAGATTCTGGAGCTGTCATTTTAAGCAAAGCATCTGTTAGGCGTGTTGATGCCTCAGCAGCGCCTGGCGCATCTTTACGCACCATCTGCATCATTGACGCAAGTGCAACCGCACCATCTTTACCTTGAATGCCTAAAGATGCTGCTGCTGATGCAATTGTTGGCATAAATTGAGCCATGTCTTTTAGCTCAAATGCACCTGCTTTACCTGCAAATGCCAACGCATCAAAAGTTTCTTTTAATTCAGTTGGTTTAATTTTTAATGCGCTTTGTAATTGAAAACCTGTTTTTGTTACATCGGTTAAATCTGAATTGGTCGCAACAGCAACTTTACCTAATGTTTCTATTGACGCAACCGCATCATCTAATTTCAACCCTTGCGCTACTAAATCTTGTACCCCTTTAGCTAACACCGAAGGCGCTAAATTTGTTTTACTCGGCATTGATAACTGCTTAAGGCTATCTGCTAGCTTTAAAATATCTTTTTGGCTTGATCCTGCTGTTTTACCTATATCGCTTAATGTTGATTCAAATTCAGATGCCGTTCGTATTATTTGCTGTAATGCAAAACCTGCGCCAAGTGCTGCCGCAAGTGATCCAATGGTTGCGGTTACCCCTTTAGCAGCGACATTAAGCTGCTGCAAGCTACGTACAGCGCCTTGGCTGTTTACCTGAACATCGACAACCGAAACAGCCATAGCAGCGACTTCCTACGTATGCAGTCTAGCGCCGGTTTTTTGCTTTATCCATTTCTTCACGTTCGCGCTTACCTTTTAACTCATAATATGCAGCAAAATGTACAAATTCTGCATCTGTTAATTCTTGCCGCAACTGGCTAACTGTTTTTCCTAGTTCCGTTGCTAAGAAAAATTCAAAATAAAGCCAGTTGTCAGCCTCTAATCTTTTTTTGCTTCTTCAATCGTTCCGGCTTCACCTATTCCAAAGAGAAATAATTCTATATCATTAAGCACACTTTCTGGCAATTCACGTTGTAGTTTAGCTGCATCTGCCGCAGCAAATGCTTTGGTGCCATCTTCTAATTCAGCAACCAGACATAGCATTTGGGTGCTAACCTCTAGCGCCTCTTCAGAATTGGCTAAGTTAGTTGCACGTTTACGATCTGCTCTTGTAATCGGCTTAAAAAATAAAGACAGCACTTTTGCGCCATCATTATTTTTTACATCAAACCGGCGCCTTTGGTTTAGATCAAATGCGCCAGTGAGGATGTCAACGGTGCGTGGTGTGGATGCCATTAGTATCAGATGCTGAGGGTGATAGATCCATTCATGGTGAAGCTTACGGTCACCACTTCAAGCTCTCCTACAGTAGCACTATACTCGGTAGAATTGATAACAATCGAGCCGACAATTTTTTTGCCGCCTGTTTCGTCAAGATATAGTTCTACTGATGCGTTACCTTGATCGGTAGTAGTATTAATATCACTGATCAAATCAAGCTTATCGCCTGCACTTGGTGCGTCATACATTAGCTCCATGCTGCCGGTGCCTGCGATTAAACCGCCGACATTAGCCTTATGGGTTGCACCTTGAGATGTAGTCTCAAGTACATCCTTCTCTACAGTCATCGACCATGACCGTACAGCAGCAATTTCAGACATGCCACCGCTGGAGTCTTTATCAAAAAAGACTGTACCTTGCTCGCCGCGAAAAAAGGCCATGGTTAAATGCTCAGAGTGATGGTACCACTCGTAACAAAGTTACAAGTGATAACTTCAAGTTCCCCTACTGTAGCTGAATATTCAGCAGAAGTAATCAAACCAACAAAAGTAATCTTTTTGGTGCCGCTTGTATCTAGAAATAATTCAAACGATGCAATACCCGCATCTGTAGCGGTATTAGCCGCTTCAATAAAGACGTTAGTCTCATCGGCGCTACTTGCGGTATAAAGCACCTCAACAGTACCAGAACCAGCAATCAAACCGCCCACATTAGCTTTGTATGTGTTACCAAGTGCTGTGGTTTCAAGCACGTCTTTCTCTACAGTCATCGACCATGACCGTGTAGAGGTAATTGCAGCAGGAGAGGAACCGGCATCGTCAAATTTGACAGATCCCTGTTCACCGCGGAAAAAAGCCATAGCTAAAGATCCTCGAAGGTTTCAAAGGTTAGTCTAACCTGTGTTTGAAAATACCCTTCGGGAGATGGTGGTGCCATTACCTCTGGGCCGGTTGGTGCATCGAAAATAACTCCCGATACCGTACTTC